CCTGCTGCGGGAAGCAGGCGGATGATCCGCACCACCTGATAGGCCACGGTCAGGGAGGGATGGGAACAAAGGCGCATGACCTCTTTGTGCTGCCGTTGTGCAGAACGCATCACAATGAATTACATGCGGACACCGTGGCATTCGAAGAGAAATACGGCTCTCAACTGGAGTTGATATTTCGTTTTATCGATCGCGCGCTGGCAATTGGCGTGCTGGCGTAAATGGAGAACACTTAATGATTAATCCTTCTGAAGTTGGTAAGTCTGGTGAAATGGTTCGCCTCCGGACTCTTGAAAGTATCTGGATACAAGGCAAGCTTCGAATGTGGGGGCGCTGGTCATATATTGGTGGTGGTAGTGGTGGAAATATGTTTAACCAGCTTCTGTCATCCGGGAAGATAACTAAAACCGCTATTAACGACGCTCTTCGTCGGATGAAAAAATCTGGCATTACTAAGCCAGAGCTGGAGGCCTTTCTTCGTGAAATACTCAACAGCAAAAATAAGACAGGTTTGGCATTCTGTACTGACGAGGAAGGATTGAAAATAGACGGTGTTATTGGCGCCATTCTGGTTAGAGAAGGTCATTCAGGGCTTTACAGCATCATAATGAATCGATATCGCCTGCGTAAGAGCAAACGCCTTATGGCTGAAGAACTACAGGTAAAACACCCGGAATGGTGTTATATGACTTGCCGTCGTCGTATTGACTCTTGGCTAAGTCTTGCTGAATCCATGCTTTATGCGCCAATGTGTGACACATTTGGCACAAATAGCGATAGATTTTACTTGAAAAGTGAGCCAGTAAATGATTGAATTGTGATAAGCTCGGGACGGTAAAGCGAACTGAGCAACATAGACACAAGCCCGCCACTGAGCGGGTTTTTTTATGCCCGTAAACTGGGGTAGTGTGTTTTTTAATTTTATCCAGCGAGACGTAAAGTATAACTGAGTTATGGTTAGCACCCGGTTTAACGCATTAGGTGGCTTGCCTGATAGTTTCTGTAGGAGGGTGTATGATAAAAAAAGTAATATTATTTTTAGCATTTTTTTCTGGTTATGCAAGTGCTGTTGATTTTGTATATCGTGTTGACTCGAGACCTCCGGATGTGATTTTCCGTGATGGTTTTAATTCTCATGGTAATAACAGGAATCTTCAGCAACATATTAGAGGTGACTCGTGTTCCGCCGGTAGTCGGGACAGTAACTACATTGCGACTACCTCAGATATTAATGAGACTTATAACATAGCACGGGTATATTACTCCAGAACAACATTTAGCGGCAGGTTGTATAGATACAGAATCCGTGCAGACAATAGTTTCTACAGCCTTCCGCCGTCTGTCGCTTATATTGAGTCACGTGGTATCCAGTTTAGTCATTTTGAGCGAGTGATGATGCGGTTGCAAAGTGAGTATGTAGCCGTAAATTCTATCCCAATTGAAAATATCCAGGAAGCAGTTGAGCTTGTTTACGACAGAAATACAAGTCAGGTAAGAGACGGATCTGGAACATCAAATTCCCGTTATTTACGCGTGAGTACACAATCAAATCCTGGGGTAATACCCAACTTGCCAGTACCACAGGTAAGTACCCGGGAAAGGATTAGTGCATTTGGTACCTTAATCAGTGCTTGTTTTTCAATGAGAGGAGTACGCAGGGATGATGCACGTAGTAATTATAATTACTATGAAATGGAGTTTTATGACGCACGGGGAGTTTTAACGGAATTATTGGACTGATGATAGCATAAAAACATTTTCTTTTTTTGTATGTGAGTGCCGTTGGCAGTAACAAAAGGAGTGTAGTGATAATCATTGCATTCAGTTGCTCTGTGTTTTTATATGTCATGGTAAATATTGTTGGAGTGGATTATGAAAAATAAATTAAAGGTTTTGGCTCTTACTCTTGCGTCGTTATCCAGTGTTTGTTATGCAAACATGGCTGATTATAATACGTATCAGAGTAATGTTCAGATTAACAATCTGTCTTATGGCGTGTATAGGTCAGGGGATAAGGAAAGTCAGTTTTTTTGTGTCGGACTGAAGAGGGGGAGTCAAGTTCCTAATGTCCATACCATATGTAAAATAGATGTGTTCGGGACTCATAAACAGGGGTTTGATAACATGCTGGCGACAGCAAGGTATTATTATGCAACAGGGGAGGATGTAAGAATATATTATAAAGAGAATGTCTGGACTGACAGAAATTTTACAGCAGCATTCTCTGGTAATGAATTAATTGCGATAACTACTTGTACTTCATCAGATTATTGTATGGGACCTACGTTGCCAAACTAAATATTTCTGGGTATTAAACGCTATAAAGAACAGTTTGAATCTTGTTGGTGAGACGATTATGTCTGAACCTTTATCAGGTTCCTGTACGGCAGTGGCGCTCTGTGGGGCGACTGTATTCGGGCTGTGTACTGGAACGGATTTCGGGATTGTATTTGGAGCATTTGCGGGAACGTTGTTCGTGGCAACAATGCCGCAGATACTGTCACCCCAAAGCACTCCTTCAAGCTTCTGACAATTGTGGGTGGTTTGTTTGATGGAGTGCCTCTTAAGATTAGAACTCTCACCATAAAGGCTGCGCGTTTACGTGGCCTTTTTCGTATTCAGGCTCACGGGAATCATCCGCTACGTGCTTTGTTGATAAATCCAGCCCATGAAGCCTTCCCCCTTTGATCACACACTGAGCTATCGGTGGTGAGGCTGTGACTGGAAAGAGCAGCCTGTACAACAGGATTTGAGTTGTGGTTTCTTGCACCGCGGCATTTTCTGCTTCGCCTTATACTATTTGCTTAGTCTTGCGGAGGTGTGAATGAAAGAAGGGTATTACTGGATTCAGCATAACGGTGTTGCTCAGGTGGCATACTATACGAATGACACAGTTGACGATCTGGAATCAGGACAGCTTATTGTCGGTGTCTGGCATCTGACAAGGGGCGATGATATCTGCCATAACGGTGAAGCAGAAGTACTGTCTGGGCCGTTACAGCCACCAGTTTAAATGACTTAAACCTTATCAGGGCTGCCATCAGGCAGCCTTTTTTATTTCCCCTCATAACTGAGAGGACCCACATAACCAGAGGGGGATGAATGTCCGAACCTGTATCCAGTGCGACAGTGTTGGCTGGTGGATTAATGGGGGCCAGTGTATTCGGTCTGGCAACCGGAACCGATTATGGTGTGGTATTCGGTGCTTTTGCCGGCGCGGTGTTTTATGTCGCCACGGCAACCAACATCGGACGCATCAGGCTGGTCGCTTATTTTATTACATCATTTATTGTGGGAGTGCTTGGCGCCGGGTTGATAGGTACTAAGCTTGCGGCAATAACGCATTATGAAAAACCACTGGATGCACTTGGCGCAGTGATTATTTCTGCAATGTGTATAAAGTTTCTCACTTTTCTTAACAGTCAGGATCTGAACAGCCTGTTCAGTATTCTTTCTCGTATCAGGGGAGGGGGATCAAATGGTAGCAAATGACCCTTCTGCAATTCTGAATGCCGTAATTTGTGGGGTTATAGTCATCGTTCTGATGTTTTACCGACGCGGTGATGCGACACACCGCCCCCTGATTTCGTTACTGGCCTATGTCATGGTGCTGGTATATGCCAGCGTCCCTTTCCGGTTTGTTTTTGGTTTATATGAATCATCCCACTGGCTGGTGGTGATGGTGAATATCCTTATCTGCGCCGCTGTGCTGTGGGCTCGCGGTAATGTGGCGCGTCTGGTTGATGCACTGAGGCACTGATGAATCAACAACAATTTCAGCAGGCGGCTGGTATTAGCGCCGGGATTTCTGCGCGCTGGTATCCGCATATTACGGCGGCAATGAGCGAATTCGGTATTACTGCACCACTGGATCAGGCCATGTTCATTGCACAAACGGGACATGAATCAGCAGGATTTACTGTTCTGAAGGAAAGCTTTAATTATTCGGTGGAGGCGCTGAAAAAAACGTTTGGTAAACGCCTTACGCCTTATCAGTGCGAAATGCTGGGGCGTATTGATGGTCGCCAGGTTGCCCACCAGCCACAAATAGCCAATCTGGTTTACGGTGGTCGCATGGGGAACAAAGACGCCGGAGATGGCTGGAAGTATCGCGGGCGTGGGCTTATCCAGATTACCGGGCTGGAGAATTACACCAGATGTGGCGTTGCCCTGAAACTGGATCTGGTGGCGAATCCGGGACAGCTTGAGCTGGAACGTCATGCCGCCCGATCCGCAGCGTGGTTTTTTGTGACTAAAGGGTGTCTGAAATACTCCGGCGACCTGGTACGCGTTACGCAGATAATCAACGGAGGACAGAACGGTATTGGTGATCGGCGGGAGCGCTTTGAGAAAGCAAAATCGGTGCTGGTATGAATCTGTTACCTGTATTGCTGAAAAAATACTGGTTGCAACTCTCAGTGACTTTGCTGATTGCTGCACTTGCATGGACAACAGAGCATTACCGCGACAACGCCATTCAGTATAAATCGCAGCGCGATACAGCCAGCCATAGCCTGACACTGGCGAACGCGACAATTACCGACATGACTAAGCGCCAGCGTGACGTTGCTGCCCTTGATGCTAAATACACGAAGGAGTTAGCTGATGCTCAGACCAGGAATACTGATTTGCAGCGCCGCCTTGCTGCTGGTGGCCGGGTGCGCGTCGAAGGGCGATGTTCAGTGCCCACCCGGACCGAAACCGCCAGCACCAGCCGCGTGGGCAATGCTGCCACCGTCGAACTCTCTCCAGGTGCTGGACAAAACGTTCTCAATATCCGCGCCGGAATCATCAGCGACCAGGAAAAACTGAAGTATTTGCAGGAGTACGTTCGCACGCAGTGCAGATAAAAAAATCCCCGCAGGAGGGAAAAGGAGCTTACCTGCGGGGGAGTTTCAGAAATGCATAAACATGACAATGTCTCTGGGTCTGCGTACTACTACATCGCGTTTTTATCGTACTGATATAAGCCAGTTTTCGTACACCTCAAAAACGTAACCAGACGCTAAAAACTGGTACACCTCATGAAAATAACTCAATGGCTGAAAAGCCTCGTCCATACGGAGCAAAGAGAAATGCCGGATATGAAAGATATCGTCACCGACGACATGGTGAAAAACGCCCTCAAATCAGACGCCGTTACCATCGCAGTTAAAACGCAGATTAAATCCACTCTGGATCAGCAGATTGACGCCGCTGTCGATACCGCATTGACCGATATTCTCGGTAGTGATGCTGATAATACGGTTATGCAGTAGGTGAGGTCAGGCATTACAGCAGCCCTTCAGTGAGGGGCTGCGATAATGGTTAATCACAGGGAACATAATCATGGCAAAACCGGACTGGGAGGCCATCGAGACGGCATACCGGGCCGGAGTTATGAGCCTTCGTGAAATCGGTACTCTGTATGGTGTAACAGAAGGGGCGATAAGGAAGAAAGCTAAGAAGCTGGAGTGGGTACGCAAAAATGGTACGCAGGTACGCAAAAATGGTACGCAAAAAAACACGGTGCGTACCACGAGGAAGCCTGCCAGCTCCGGTGCAGTGCAAAAGCATTCACAGCCAGAAACCAAACCTCCCGCAGATACGAAACCCGAAACGGTACGCAAAAAGGTTGTCACTAATCATCCCCCTTTTCAGCCCGGTAATCAGTATGCACTGAAACATGGCGGTTACGCCCGGCGCCTTCTCCTGAAAGATGAAGTCGTTGAGGATGCCAGAGCGCTGACGCTTGAAGATGAGCTCTTCCGGTTGCGGGCGAATAACCTGATGGCCGCCGAGAACATTGGTCGCTGGCTCACCCTGCTGGAGGATGCGGAGGAAGAGCAGCAGCGCAAAATTCTGATGGATAACATCAGCGCTGCCGAAAAGGCGATGATGCGTAACACCGTGCGCATTGAATCCATCGTTGGAACGCTGGCGACCGTTAGCAAAATACACGCCGACACTGATTATCGTTTGGCGGCTACTGATAAGGTATCTCTCCAGGCTGACAGGCTGCGACGTGATGCTGGTATCGATGATGGTAACGGAGAACGTGACCTGAATGACTTCTACGCCGATATCCAGACCGACGCTTAATCCGGCCCTGAGAAACTTCTGGACCACGCAGGCGCGAAATAAGGTGCTCTATGGCGGGCGGTCATCGTCAAAATCATGGGATGCAGCCGGATTTGCAATATTCCTGGCAAATAAATACAGCCTGCGTTTTTGCTGCGCTCGCCAGATCCAGAACAAAATTGAAGAATCGGTTTACACGCTTCTCAAAATTCAGATAGACCGGTTTGGCCTGCGGCATCGTTTCCGCATTCTGAACAACAAAATCATTAACCGGGTTACCGGCTCGGAATTTGTTTTTTATGGGTTATGGCGCAACATCGAAGAAATTAAGTCACTGGAGGGGATCGATGTGTTGTGGCTGGAAGAAGCCCATGCACTGACGGAATATCAATGGAAAATACTGGAGCCGACAATCCGTAAAGAGGGTTCAGAGTGTTGGTTTATTTTTAACCCTGGACTGGTCACCGATTTCGTGTGGCGTAACTTTGTGGTCGATCCGCCAGAAGATACGCTGATTCGCAAAATCAACTACGACGAGAATCCATTCCTTTCAGACACCATGCTGAAGGTTATCGATGCAGCCAGGCATCGTGACCCGGAAGGGTTTGTGCATGTTTATGAGGGCGTACCAGAGTCTGATGATGATGCGGCAATTATTAAGCTTTCGTGGATTGAAGCGGCTGTTGACGCGCATAAGGTTCTGGGCTTTGAGCCTGAAGGACGTAAGCGCATCGGTTTCGATGTCGCCGACAGTGGTGCGGATAAGTGTGCCAACGTCTATCGACATGGTTCTGTGGTGTACTGGGCCGACGAGTGGAAGGCGAAAGAAGACGAGTTGCTGAAAAGTTGTCTGCGTACATACATGGCTGCTTTAGAACGGGGGGCCGATATTGTTTATGACTCTATTGGTGTCGGGGCCACAGCGGGTGCCAAGTTCTCTGAAATTAATGAAGATCGCAGGCGTGCTAATCCTGTGGCATCGCAAATCACCTATCAACGTTTTAATGCCGGAGCTGGTGTGCATGAGCCGGATAATGAATATAACGGTATCCCAAATAAAGACTTTTTTGCAAACCTGAAGGCACAGGCCTGGTGGCTGGTGGCTGACCGTTTCCGTAATACATTTAACGCCGTGAACGCGGTGAAAAATGGAGAGGTGGGAGAGACATTCAGCGTCGATGAGTTAATCAGTATTGATTCCTCATGCCCTCTGTTGGAAAAGCTCAAGCTGGAACTCACCACGCCACACCGCGATTTTGACCGTAACGGTCGTGTAATGGTGGAAACCAAAAAGGAACTGGCGAAACGTGATGTTCCATCGCCGAACGTAGCTGATGCCTTCATTATGTCCTTTGCCCCGACGGTAATGCCTATCGTAATTTCTGATGATTTTATGGAGTGGATTTGATGTGGCTTTTTAAACGTAAAAAAACGGTGACACCGCCAGAAAGTCCGCCTGAACCACATCCGATGACGATCAGCGATGAGGTGGTTGCTGAGGCGGGACAAAAACCGCAGCGTGAATTTGTTCGCTATGAGCCACCGCCGGGAGTCATTCCCGAAGACATACGCAATGCTGTACTGGCAATGGACTCGACTCCCTACGATACACTGAACAGCCAGTATCCTGATTTTGTGTACGGAGGATTTCCGGGCTATCCGTATCTGGCACTTCAGGCGCAGTTACCAGAGTACCGGCGCATGGTCAGTGTGATTGCCGAGGAGATGACCCGCAAATGGATAAAGGTTAAGGCGGTCGGGGTAGGGGACGACAGCCGCGCGCCGCGCATAGCGCAGCTTACTGATGCACTGGAGCGCTATAACGTACGGGATGCCTTCAGACTGGCGGTTGAGCACGACGGCTTTTTCGGGCGGGGGCAAATTTATATCGATGTGCGTTCGCCATCGGGTATGTCGGCCTGGACTGACCCGGCGGAGCTGGAGTCCAGGCTGTTTATTTCAGACAAAAAAATCCCGAAAGGTTCTCTGCTGGGGCTTCGTGTTATTGAACCCGTCTGGACGTATCCGGGTATGTATAACGCGGATAATCCGCTGAGTGATGATTTTTACCGTCCGTCCGAATGGTACGTAATGGGAAAAACGGTTCACGCCAGCCGCATGATTGATCTGATTTCCCGCCCGGTTCCGGACATGCTGAAGCCGGCCTATAACTTTGGCGGCCTGTCACTGGTTCAGATTGCCGAACCCTACGTCAACAACTGGCTGCGTACACGCGACAGCGTGGGCGATATGCTGCATTCGTTTTCGCTGAGCGGGATCATGACGGACATGGGCCAGGTGTTAACGGGGAAAAGGGACTCGAATTACGCAAAACGCGCGGAGCTGTTTAACCGTACCCGTGATAACCGCGGGTTGTTGATGCTGGACAAGCAGAAAGAAGAGTTTTTCCAGTTCAACACCCCTCTGAGCGGCCTCGACACCCTTCAGGCGCAGGCACAGGAACACATGTTCTTTGTCAGTGCCATACCATCAGTAAAGTTCGCCGGGCTGAGTCCTACGGGACTGAACGCGTCGAGTGAGGGTGAAATCCGTGTGTTTTACGACACCATCGCTGCACTTGCCACTCGCCTTCTGAAGAAACCGCTGAAAAAGGTACTGGATATTATTCAGTTGTCTGAGTTCGGCGATATCGATCCTGATATCACTTTTGAATTTGAACCCCTGCATGAACTGACGCGCGAGCAACTGGCAAATATCCGTAAAACTGAAGCGGAAACAGATCAGATTTACGAGAGCGCCGGAGCGGTGACCAATAACGAGGTACGCGAACGGCTGGCTACTGCGCCGGACAGCCCGTACAGCGGTATTGACCTGAGCGGAGAAATCGAAATTGACGACACCGAAGAAAATCCGCCGCAAGACCCGAACGCAGACCCTGAGACGGATTTCACCCAACGCGGGGATTGAGGCCTGGTACCGCAGACAACTGGATAATGCCGTCAGTGAGATGCACAACAGCGTACTTTACTGGCTGCGGGCTGAGTACCGTAAAACAGACCTCGCGCAGGATGCGTCCCCCGTTAACCTGATGCGTGGTGCCATGCAGCAACTTGCCAGGCGCTGGCAGAAAAAGTTTGACGAAATGGCCCTGCGGCTGGCGAGGCGGTTTGCCGGTGATGTTCTGAAAAACAGCGATGCGTCACTGTCCACTGCGCTCCGTGATGCCGGGTTTACGGTTCCTTTCCGTATGACAGCGGAGATGAACACCGCACTTCAGGCCAGCATCACGGAGAATGTGAACCTCATTCGCTCCATCCCGCAGCAACATCTCACCCAGGTGGAAACACTGGTCATGCAGTCTGTTGGCCGGGGGCGTGACCTGAAAACTCTGACCGATGAACTGGAAAAACGCTACGGCATCACACGACGGCGCGCGGCGCTGATTGCCCGCGACCAGAACAATAAAGCGACCTCGGTAATGCAGTCGGCCAGACAACGCTCGGTGGGCATCACTGAAGGTATCTGGCGGCATTCCCGCGCGGGTAAAACATGGCGCCCGTCGCATGTGAAGGCGAACGGTAAACGGTTTGATCTGCGAAAGGGGATGTTTCTGGATGGTAAGTGGGTACTGCCGGGCGAAGAAATCAACTGCAAGTGCGGCTGGGAGGCCGTTATTCCCGGACTGGAGAAAAGATGATTATTACCGAAATGCTGGCGTTTGACCGGGCATCGGTAAGGCAGTTCGATAAAGTAGGTCGCCTCCAGATTGAGCGCAGTAATCTCAGCAAGGCGAACGTCTGCGGTTATTTCGGGCATGAAATACCGGGGGCGGAAGCGCTGGGACTCGACCCTCAAAAACTTTATCAGCTTTACCGTGACCCCGATGAACTGCGCAAGGCAGTTTCAACCTTCAACAATATTCCCGTCCTGTGCCGACACAAACCCGATTATCCGGGCGCGCCCGCGCGCGAGTACCGGGTGGGGACGACCCATGCCAACAGCGAGTTTGACGGTACCTATCTGGTTAACGGCATGTCCATCTGGGACAACTCCGCCATCGCGGGGATAGAAACGGATGAACAACGGGAAATCTCATCGTCATATGCCTATGTGGCAGATATGACGCCGGGAACCACCCCCGACGGTGAACCGTATGACGGCGTTATGCGGAATATCGTGGGAAATCATGTGGCGCTGGTCGGCGATGGCCGGGCGGGGCCGGACTGTCTTGTTATGGACTCTCTCCCTCAGGAGCTAAAACGCATGAAACTGAGTAAAAAAGAAGTGGCGGTGCTTACCGCGCTGGGAACCTATCTTGCGCCGCGTCTGGCACAGGATGCGGCTCCCAGGGATTTGTTACGCCTGATGGCGCAGCATAAGCGTCCGGCAGCTATCGCCAGCGCGGTAAAAACTGCTTACAGCGAACGGCTGGCACAGGATATGGATATTGAACCGGCGGAGCTGGCGCAACTGATGGAATCAGCAGAAGCCGTGCCGGAGCTGGTCGGGGACGATGATACCGGGTTAACTGACGAGCCGAAGGCATTTGATACCGACAGCCCGATGGAAAGTGTACTGGCGTTGCTGTCCGGCAAAGTTCCTGATGATGTGCTGGAAAAAATTAAATCCGCACTGGCTCCGGCAACTGACGAAGACCCCGAAATAAAAGAGGCTGATGTGAAACCCGACGATGTGAAAGTCGATAAACCCGCGATGGATGCGGCAATCAGGCTGGCAACTGACCAGGCAACGAAACGGGCTGCTGAAAATTTCCGCGCCGTTCGTGTGGCTGAAACCGAGGTGCGGCCGCTGATTGGCGATGTGGTGGCGATGGACTGCGCCGAAGAGGTTTACCGTACCGCGCTGGAGCAGACGGGGATCGATATCCAGGGCATTCACCCCAGCGCGTACCGCAGCATGGTGAAGTTTGCCGTTGAGCAGAAACAGACGGCTAAAGGTCCGCGTGTTGCGATGGACCAGGCCAGCGCATCGACGTTTGCGGCAGATTTCCCCGGTGCAAAACTGAAACGAGGTTACTGATATGAATACTTTTCAGACACACATGAACCAGTACCCGGCACCGGGGATTCCGGGGGCATTTGCCAGTGATAACCCTCACGCCTCGTATGTGGCGGGAGAAGGCGCGCTGATTACCGGCCCTGACGGACTGGTTATTGCCCGGTTTGCCTGGGTAACCAAAGGCGTTGCCGCCAATGAGGGAACCGGTGCGCCGGCGGGTTTTGTTCCGCGCGACGGGCAGGCTTCTGTTGTGGAATGGCTGGCTGGCGACTCGAACACTATTTACCCGGGACGTGAATGTACCCTGATGGTATCGGGGGACTTCTGGGCGCTGACCACCACCGCTGCGACGGTCGGGCAGAAAGTTTTTGCCTCCCTGACCACCGGGGAGATAGCCACAGGGGCGGCAGGCGCCACGATGGCGGGTTTTGTAGAAACCGGGTTTTCCGTTGCCAGCGCTGCGGCGGCGAAAGAAGTTATTAAGATCAGCACCTGGAGCAAATGATGAATAAATTTAAACAGCATTATGCGACGGTAAGCCGCGACTACGGGATTATCCTTCCCGGTGCGCAGGCTTATTTGCCCCCGGAATACGCCGCCGATTACGGACTGGCGATGGACGCGCAGCCTGCGCTGGTTACCGCGGCTAACAGTGGTATCCCTGCATATTTCACCAATTACGTTGAGCCAGAACTGATCCGCGTGCTGGTGACGCCGATGAAAGCCTCTCAGATTCTGGGCGAAACCAAAAAAGGTGACTGGACGACACTGTCGGCACAGTTCCCGATTGCAGAATCTGCCGGGGAGGTGAGTTCCTACGGGGATTACAGCAACAACGGTGTTGTGACGTCTAACGTCAACTGGGTACCGCGCCAGAGCTATCACTTCCAGACGTTTACCCGCTGGGGCGAGCGAGAGCTGGATATGTACGGCGCAGCCCGTATTGGCTGGGCGGCAGAGCTGAACGTGGCATCGGCACTGACGCTGAATAAGTTCCAGAATAAGTCCTACTTCTATGGTATTGCCGGACTGGCGAACTACGGTTTGCTGAATGACCCGTCGTTATCCGCACCGATAACCCCGGATACCGTGGACGGTAAGCTCAAGTGGGACGACAAGGACGGACAGGGCGTGTATGACGATGTCGTGAAGCTCTTTAAACAACTGGTGAAACAGACTAACGGCCATATTGAGCGTACCGACAAAATGAAGCTGTGCATGTCGCCGCTGGCGGAGGTGAACCTCACCAAGACTAACCAGTACAAGGTTAACGTGTCCGATCTGCTGGCGAAAAACTTCCCGGCGATGACCATTGAAACGGCGGTGGAATACACCTCTGACGCTGGCGAGCTGGTACAGCTTATCGCGGAGCGTCTGGGGGAACAGGATACAGGCTATTGCTCTTTCACTGAAAAAATGCGCGCCCATGCGGTAGTGACTGAATCATCTGCCTGGAAACAAAAAAAATCTGCCGGTACCTGGGGGGCGATTATTCGCCAGCCGCTGGCGTATGCACAAATGCTGGGGGTGTGAGTCATGGCTGAAATGGTAACAGTGGGCTGCAAATTGCCGAACGGTCTGATGCTGGAAGTGGGACCGAAACAGGTACAGGTAGCAGGCTGGCGGAATAACGCCGTTAAAATCGTTGGGGGCTATGGCCTGACGCAGGTTGAAAAGGCGTTCTGGGAAGCCTGGCTGGCGGAGCACTGCCAGCAACCTTATGTGAAAAACGGCGTTATTTTTGCGCAGGACAAGGCGAACAGCGCTGCCGCGCAGGCTACGGAGCAGAAAACCGTGAAATCCGGCCTTGAACCGCTGCCGCAGAAAAATCCGGCTCCGGGCATTAACCGCGATGATGAAGTGATGGACAAACCTCAGGAGTAAAACGGTATGGGTACGGTAACGTTTGACTGGCAGGCATTTTCGGCCCTTTACCCGGAGTTTTCCGCTGTTGGTCAGGTTTCCGTAGCCGCCATGTTTGGTAAAGCGACCACGTTATACCTGGATAATACGGACGACAGTCCGGTTACCGACCTGAACGAGCGGGAACAGCTTTTGTTCCTGCTGGTTGCGCATCTGTGCTCGTTGCGGGGGCTGGGGAGCGGGAAAGATGGACAGGCCGGACTGGTGGGACGTATCACCAGTGCGTCGCAGGGTTCAGTTTCCGTCTCCGTGGACAATAGCGGCAGTAACGATGCGTCGTGGTGGTATCTCCAGACACCTTACGGCGCTGATTACTGGCAGGCGACGGCGCCGTACCGTTCAATGGAGTATGTACCGGGAGGTTCACCTTCGCGTTATCCGGGGCATTATTACCGGGGATACGGGAGGGGGCGTCGATGGTAAACAAAGTTACGGGCGGCAGACAGTTCCGGCAGAAGCTGAAACAGGCCGCAGATAACCTTAAATCGGGCAAAAGCCTCAAAGTGGGTTTTCTTGAAGGGGCAACCTACCCCGACGGTACGCCGGTGGCGTATATCGCCGCCATTAACGAGTTTGGCGGTAGTGCGATTATACCCGCTCGCGAGCAGACGCTTCACTTTTGCTATAACGAAAAAACGGGAGAAATCGGGCACCGCTTTGTCAAAGCCGGTAAGGGTAATTTTGCTCAGGATGTGGTTATTCCTGAGCACACGGTCACCATTCCACCCCGTCCTTTCTTCCGTAAGATGATCGAGCATAAAAGCCCCGAATGGGGCGAAAAAATGGCGACGCTTTTACGGGCGAATGATTTTGATACCGCGACCGCGCTGGTGTATATGGGGGAGCATATCAAAGGGCAGTTGCAGATGTTTATTCGAGACTGGAAAAGGCCGCCCAACGCCGCATCCACTGTCCGGCAAAAGGGCTTTAACAACCCGCTTATTGAAACCGGTCATATGATGAACAGTGTCGATTATTCTGTTGACGGGGGCAAAAAATGAACCTCCACGGTATTGTTTCCGGCGTGGTGCGCCGGGTAAATCCTTATACGGACGCGCTGGTTTATCGCTCGCGCGGGAGTACACAGCAGGCGGACTATTCCCGCGTGCCTGAGTATGATGATCCGGTTCCCGTCAGGGTACAAAAACAGGCCGTCACCCAGGCGGATTTACGTCATCTCGACAATCTGAACCAGCAGGGTGTTTTCGCCACACTGTATACCGACGGTAACTGGTGCGGGCTTAACCGTACCCGGCAACAGGGTGGCGATAAATTTGTCATTGGAGATGAAACGTGGCTGGTGGTTGAGGTACCGGAAATCTGGCCGGACTGGACGAGGGTTATTGTATGTCTTCAGGTGTGACCCTCTCCGTTACGGAAAGCGATCTTTATCAGGCCCTCGGTGATTATCTCCGGGGGCTTTTTTCTGATGCCGGGATTGAACGAACACAGCAGAACCGGGTCCCGATGCCTCAGGGGGACTTCATCACCATGACAGGTATTGATGTTACCGGATTATCCACTGCGGTAGTGACATACTCTGCGCCGGAACAGGCCGGTGAAGGCTCTCAGCATATCACCCGTACCACAAAATGGCGTTGCCAGCTTGATTTCTATGGGCCTCATGCGGCGGATAACGCGCAGGCGCTGGCAACGCTTTTCCGGTCTGAATTTTCCGTGCAGCTTTTCCGGCAGACAGGTGGGCTGATTTCCCCGCTGTATTGCTCAGATCCCCTTAATACCACGTTCGTCAACGGCCAGCAGCAGTATGAACCGCGCCGGACGCTTGATATTCAGATGCAGATTAACCCTGTGGTCACAACACCCCTGATGTTTTTTGACAACGTGATCACCCGGACAACGGAGGCTGATAATGCCAATCCCACTCAGTAAAGATGTACAGATAAATCCCGGTGTGCTGGCTGTGGCGGGTAATGCCGTCGATCTTAATGGCCTGTTGCTGACCGGAAATCCACTACTCCCGGTCGGCGGTGTGGTTCCGTTTTCCTCCCCGGATGATGTGTCCGCGTATTTTGGTGCATTATCCGATGAGTACGCACGCGCGCAGCTTTATTTTCAGGGCTTCAAAAATGCCACTAAAACGCCGGGACAATTGTTGTTTTCCCGTTTCAATCTTGCCGCATCGGCGGCCTGGTTACGTAGTGGTTCGTTTAAGGGCGTGACTATTGAACAGCTACAAAAACTTTCCGGTACGCTGACGCTGAGTATTAACGGGAAAAGCGCCAGCGCTGAGGTGAATTTTAACGGTGTCACCAGCTTCGCTGCTGCTGCAACGGCACTACAGACAGCGCTGACCGCGGCGGTGGCAACAGTGGTATTCGATACCACACAGAATGCTTTCGTCATTACTGCCGCCGGGGCGAAACCGGAGAGCACCACGATAACGTTCGGCAGTGGATCGGCTGCGGAACCCCTGAAGATGACCAGTAATACGGGCGCGGTGATATCCCAGGGTGCGCCTGTATCTGATGTACCTGACACGATGGCAGCCATTAAGGACGCTTCCCAGCAATGGGCGGGATTTTCCACAGTATCTGAAGTCACTGACGAGCAACACCTGGCGTTTTCTGCCTGGGCAAACGGGCAGGGCAAGCGTTACTTTTATGTGGCATGGACAACCAGTGGTAAGGCCAAAGTAAAAGGGGATACCAGTCATATCGCATACCAGATAATCACCGTCAATAACTACAGTGCTGTTGTACCGGTTTTCGCGTCTGATGGTAACCGGGCGGCTGCGGTACTGGGGTATGCGGCGTGCCTTGATTTTGTCCGACCAGAGGGACGCGTGCCGTTCAAGTTCCGCGAGTATGAAGGTCTGGCCGCTGATGTTACCAGTGGCAGCGATTACGATGCACTGATAGCCGCAGGTTACAACTTCTATGGGAAATATGCGGAAAACAGTGTGGTGGAAGATTACTGGGCGGATGGCACCATTACCGGCGATTTTAAATGGCTGGACAGCTTCTGCGGGCAAATCTGGCTGAATGCCAATTTGCAGGGATCTGTGATCTCGTTATTCAAGTCAAACCAGACTATCCCCTACAACAATGAAGGGCGGGCGCTGGTTGCGGCATCAATGAGTGACGTTATCCAGCAGTACAAACGCTGGGGCGGTATCCGTGAGGGGGTGACACTGACGGAGGCGCAGAAGAAGCAGATCAACAATGTTGTGGGGGAGGATGTTTCTTCAACGTTGTTTGCCACCGGCTACTACCTGTATATCGGCGATATGCTGCCTTCTCTGCGGGCAACACGTAGCAGCCCGTCCTGTACGCTCTGGTACTGTGACGGCGGCAGTATCCAGAAACTTGTTATTGCATCCACGGAGGTCCAGTAAATGTCAGGTAATAACAACACCATCACTGCGGCGGATGCCATTATCACGCTGACAGTGAATAACCTGTATCCCTCCGGCGTACAACTTCAGGGATTTGCCGCAGATAACGTTTATGGCACCGATCCGCTGGTACTGGCGGAAACCGTCCGCGGTATTGACGGTAAACTGTCTGCGGGATTTGTGTACAGCAACATTATCCAGACGTTTCACATCATGCCGGACTCACCCAGCCGGGATATTTTTGATACCTGGTCAACCACATCCAGGACCAGCAGGGCTGTCTTCCGTTGTAATGCTGTCGTGCTGCTTCCGGCGATAGGCCGTAAATATACCTGCGTAAATGGCGTACTCAAACAATGGAAAGCGCTGCCTGACGCGGCGCGTACATTGCAGCCAGGACAGGCGGTTATCGAGTGGGAAACTATCACTCCGGAGGTTTTTAACTGATGGCCCGTAAAGAGAAATTTATCACTATTGATGGTCAGGGGCGGGATAACGGCAAGGTATTTCACCTTACCGAAATGTCTGCCTCGCAGGCGGAATGGTGGGCGATGCGCGCCATTATGGCGATGGGGCGTGGCGGCGTGGAGTTACCGGATGATGTTCGCAGTATGGGGATGGCTGCGCTGGCGCTGGAAGGGCTGAAAGCGTTGTCAAAAATCCCGCCGGAAGAAGCCCGTCCACTGCTGGATGAAATGATGGAATGTATACAGTTTGTTCCCGATCCGAAAAATCGTGGTATACGGCGACCTCTTATTGAAGACGATATAGAGGAAATCACCACCAGGCTTAATTTACGTGCGGAGGTATTCAGACTGCATGTGGATTTTTTCAGTCCCGCCGCCAGCTAGATATTCCCCCGCGTTATCTCGGCCCCGACAGACCGTTCGGGGTGGTGGATTACGTTAACGTTCCCCGCACCATTGCGACCGTTATCTCCTCCGGTAAGGCTTCAAAAGTCGAACTGGATTCCGTACTTGGTGTGCAGGACTTATGGGATCTGCTTGAGATTATTCAGGTGGACGCCCATAACGAACGTGTGATGCAGGAGACACAGAATGGCAGCGGTACTTGATGAGCTGGTTCTGGCACTGGATATAGAAAGTAAGGACTTTACCGCCGGGGAACAGGCTGCGCACGCTGCACTGGACCGACTGACCGCCGCAATGGAGCGGGTGGCGGATGTTTTCGAACTGGGGCAAAAACAGGCCAGTAATGCCCTGGCGAAAACAGGCAGTGATGCGGATAAAGCTGCACGTGAGACGGAAGCCGCCGGTGAGCGCACGGGTAAGGCCCTGAAGAAAACAGGCTCTGACGCTGATAAAACTGCCGCGAGTATGGAACAGGCGGGGAAGCGAACCGGTGATGCCATCGCGAATACCGGCAAAAAGGCCGAAAAAACCGCTAAGAGGATGGAGGCAGCAGGCAAACGGGCATCAACGTTTTTTTCCGGCATACGTACTCAGATACTGGCGCTGGCAGGCGTCACCCTGACACTGGGGGGAATTAAAAGCCTGGTCACGGGGTTTGCCGGTGATCTTAACCGGCTGTCAATTTCCTCCGATGCCTTTGGCATGAAAGCGAAACATCTGGACGGCTGGATACGCGCAGGGCAGGCGAATGGTGCTGACGCTGGCGAGATCACCGGGGCGTTTTCCCGGATTACGGATGCAAAAGCCGCATTCAAAGCCGGAAAGTACTTTGATCCTGTGTTGCAGGATTTGTTTCAGGTTGCAGCCCGTGCGGGTGTCAGTGTTGATTTAAATACCGACAGTACCGAAGTCATCATGCGCAAGCTGGCGTCTGCCTTTCCGCGACTGACAAAGTCAGAACAGACAGCCTACGGTAATGCGCTGGGGTTCAGTTATGCCGGGCAGCAGTTTCTTGGCTCAGGCCATGCTCTTCAGGATGTGGATGACTTTACATCCCGTTCGCAGGTCTCCGACGATAAAATCCGGAAAGCCCGCAAATTGCGGGAAGCCCTTGCAGAACTGGACCAGGTATGGACAACAATTGGTCTGACTATAGGTACGGCACTGATGCCGTATGCCACGGAATTCAGCAAATGGCTGGAGAAACTCGGTGACTGGATGCAGCAACATCCGGAGGAAGTGAACAAGTTTATCACCACATTTCTGAATAAAGTTGAGTCAGTGGCCTCCTGGGTGAATAAGGCTGCCGGAGAAATGGGGGGCTGGCAGAATGTCATTATTACACTGATCGGGCTGAAAGTGGCGTCATGGGTACTGGGGCTGACTAAGGCCCTCAACGGTCCCGGCGGCCTTCTTTTTGCGATAACGGCGCTTTACCCGGTTGTTGACGGGTTAATGACATCCATCGTTGGCAGGAAGAATAAGGACTGGCTGGATTCGCATGGTTTTTTCTGGGCTTCAGACGGGACTTTCTTTTTCAATAAGAAAGAGATGGAGGAATACCAGGCAAAACTGGATGCCGGAGAAAAGCCAGGCAACATCACCCATGCACAATCACCTACAGTATGGCAGCAGGGAATGCTGGATACTCAGGCTTCTCTGGCAACCGGGAGGGGAGCAGCCTCCGGGGCATCCTGGCTACAGGGTATGCGTGCGACGCAGGAAAAACTCGGTAATGCCATGCAAAACCGCCCGCGTCCGACGAAGGCCGGGGAGGCTCTGTTAGGCTGGCTGCAACCGAAACTGTCCCAACTGGAGGCAAAATATAACCTGCCGACCGGACTGCTGCGCAGTGTTGCGATCACCGAATCCGGTGGTAATCAGTTTGCCGTCTCACGCGCTGGTGCGATGGGACTGTTTCAGTTCATGCCGCAGACGGCTAAGGAATTTGGTCTGAGGGGAAACGATGCCTTTGATCCTGCAAAATCCGCTGATGCCGCCGCGAGAAAACTTGGTGGCCTGCTGCGGTTTTTTCATGGCGATCTGGCTAAGGCTTTGGCGGCATACAACTGGGGTGAGGGAAATGTTCAGCGTAAGGGGCTGGCTGCTGCTCCGGAGGAGACCCGTAACTATATTCCCCGCGTTCTGGCGAATCTGCCCCATCCGGGGGCGGCAATGGCCGTACAGTCGCGTCATCCGGCGCCTGTATCTCAGTCCACCGTAACGGAAACCACGCATATCGGGACGCTGAATGTCACTACAACCTCGGACAATGTGAAGGGCATTACCGATGATGCGCGTAGGCGTATCAGGAATTCGGCGCTTGTTTCAGTTTATTCCAGCGGGGTAACAGGATGAGTTTCTCTTTCGATAATCTTTCCCTGAATAACTTTTCGCTCAATGAAAGTAACGTACTGAGTGCCGTTCGTGGCGGCGGTGTCCTGGGACTCATTAACAGTGTACTGGCACCGTCATTCGGTATTTATTACGCATGGAATGATCCGGCTGGTGTTCACCTGAAGGGCGGGAGGCCTTTCTCCCCGGATTCTTTTGTTGTCGTTGAGGTGGGAGCAGAGGCTTCTGTTTCCACCGCCCCCGTCGAACAGGGAGCCTATACCACCTTTAATAAAATCCAGCGACCGCCAGAGCTGCATGTGACTTTCACTGTTGAGGGGTGGACGGCGTTTTCCGGGGCCGTCCCGAACCTGACAAATTTTTCCACCACCTCGCGATCGAATGTGCTGGAAACGCTTGAAATGATGCGTACCACAGCAGGACTTTACGATATTGAGACGCCGGACAAGACATGGACATCCTACGACCTGGTGAAATACGACTACCGAACGCGAAGTAATAATGGACCGACATTACTGACGGTCAGCGCAGTATTCCAGGCGGTAATGATTACAGGAGAGGTGTCAGTGGGAAGTACGGATAACCAGTCTCCCACGGACAACGATAAAGCAAAAGGGGCTGCATCGGTTAAAACTCAGCCAGTTACGGCGTCGGTGACACAACCGTCAGACGCTGACAGACGGAGCGTCACGAACAGGGGGATCACCTGATGCTGGAAATTGTTTTATCTCCCGTCAAAGCCCAGCAGTTTACGGTGACACTGGGTGCTCAGGTCTGCACCATTCGCCTGAATCAGCGTACTACGGGGATGTATATCGATATTACCGTTAACGGTGAACCGTGCCTGTATGGCGTGTTGTGCCTGAACAATAACCGGATTGTCCGGTACGGATACCTGCCGTTTCAGGGCGATCTGTTTTTTTCCGACACGGAGGGGAACCACGATCCCGACTGGCGGGGGCTTGGTTCACGGTACCGGCTCTACTGGCTGTCGCCTGAGGAGCTGACATGAGCTATGTACAGCGTGACATTACCGTGGAGTTCACCCTGTCAGACGGGCGGACGTTCGACAATGGTAAGGGCAATATTCTGACTGTTTCAGGAGCTAAATGTTTTGCCACTGTCACGGTATATGGCGGAACTGCCGGAACGCAGATAACCCTGTATATCTGGGGGCTGTCTCCGGCGCATATGGCCGACCTGAGTTATCGGGGCGTGTGGCGACCCGCTCAAAGTACGGCCAATGAAATGCGGGTACGGGCTGGTGGTCGGCTTATTTTCGAGGGAGATATTACCGATGCGTATGCGGACTACAACCAGGCGCCGGATATACCCCTTATTCTGACCGGGCAGGTTAGTTTCAACCTGCGTAATCAGACAGCGGCCGATTTCAGTGCGAAAGGTGATGTGCCTGTTGCAGATATCATCCGTGCTCTGGCGTCATCTGCCGGGCTGAAATTTGAAAATCAGGGCGTCAGTCGCAGCCTGTCGAATCCACACTTTTCCGGAAACCTTGTACAACAAATGCTGGATGCCGCTTCAGCCGCCGATATTAACATCGATCTGGGGGACGCGGAGAAAGTCACCATCTGGCCGAAGGACAAAGCCCTGGATATTCCGGCTGTGCATATTTCGCCGGACCACGGGCTTATTGGATATCCGGTCTATACCATGACCGGCCTCAGCGCCACCACGACATTCTGCCCTGATCTTTTCATTGGTCGGCGGGTCCATCTGGAATCGTCACTACCTAACGTGACAGGCGATTACCAGTTAACCGGAGTGATACACACCATTACCTCGCGAACCGTGGGCGGTCCGTGGAGCTCCAACTGTACCATGACAAGGCTTAACGATAATGGCACAACCACTCAGTAATCCGACGGACGTAAACAGTGAAATCAATGCGCAGGACTTTATGCTGCGGCAGTTTCTCGGGAAACACGTATTTATCACTCTGGGGCAGGTAGTGGCGGTGGAGGGGGAGTTTATTGATGTCCGACCGATGGTAATGGGCGTTGCAGCAGACGGTTCCCCGGTTGAGCATGAGGTGATTTATAACCTTCCCGTATGGCGGCTACAGGGGGGCAGCAATGCGGTGATTATGCCGCCACATGTGGGCGATATTGGTTTCCTCGGCATCTGCGACCGGGATATCAGTGCGGTAAAAGCCACGCGTCAGGCCGCGATGCCGGGATCAAAACGCACTCATAACTACGCCGATGCCATCTGGTTTGGTGGTGTGCTTAACGGTGCGCCCGTACAGTTCGTGGAATTTGCTGACAACCAGATACGGGTTATTTCCCCCTGGAAAGTGGAGATTTCTGCGCCGGAAGGCATCGTGAACGCCTCGAAAAGTTTCACTGTTAACTCTCCAAAAATCGCGCTTAACGGGGATGCTGCCGTCAGCCAGGGGCTTAATGTTACCGGACAGTCTGAACTTTCCGGTGGCGCGAAGATTGGCGGTATTGATTTTGGATACCATGTTCACAGTGGTGTTAAGTCCGGCGGTTCGACCACGCAGGGACCGCAGTAAACAGGAGAAAATATGCAGTCACGATCGCTTCTTCTCGACACCGGGACATGGGACATCCTGCTGGATGATACCGGAAATCTTGCCATTACTGATAATCCCCATGCGGTAGCCCAGGATGTGGCGTGTGCGTGCAGTACCTTTCTGGGGGAGTGCTGGTACGACTCAACGTCCGGCATACCTTACTGGTCACGCATCCTCGGACACTGGCCCGGCACGCAACTGGTGAATGCCACCCTGCAACAGGAAGCACTTAAACTGCCGACCGTGAGCGCCGCAATTTGCCAGGTCACTGTTGATAAAGCCCGGACAGTAACGGGAGTGCTGCGTATTACAGATACCAATAACGACATTTTTACGGTACTGCTATGAGTGAAAATAAATCTTTTTCTACCGCAGTACCCGCTGTACGTATTACGGACAGCGGGCTGAACGTGCCGGATGAAGCGGATATTCTGAGCGGCAGGCTCAGCGATTTTTCCGGTGCGCTGGGCGGTGCAATGAGTACCAGTCTGAGCAGTCCGCAGGGGCAGCTTGCATCAAGCGAAAGTGCCATTATCGCGGATAAAAACGATCAGTTGCTGTATATCGTTAACCAGGTAAACCCTGACTTTTCCAGTGGACGCTTTCAGGATGCAATAGGAAAGATTTATTTCCTGGAACGACGCGGGGCTACAGGTACGACAGTAACGGCAACCTGTACCGGGCTGGTTGGTACGCTGATTCCGGCGGGCAGTATGGCGCAGGATGAGGCCGGCTATAAGTACGTCAGTCTGTCAGACGCCACAATCGGCGCATCAGGGCAGGTTGATGTGGTATTCCTGAATTTGTCCACCGGGCCTGTCGGCTGTCCGGCGGGAACTCTGAATAAAATTTATAAGGCAATACCCGGCTGGTCAGGTGTCACTAACGCCAGTGCAGGTGTACCGGGCAGCGACGAGGAAACCCGCGCGGACTTTGAAAATCGTCGGCGTAATTCAGTTGCCCGTAATGCCCGTAATATTCTGGAAGCCATCCGGGGTGAAATACTCTCTACGGTAGAAAACGTGGTGGATGTTTACGTCACCCATAATCCGAAAAAAACGGAACAAAAAGCCGGGGTCAGTCAGTATCCGTTAACACCCGGTTCGTTTTATGTTGGCGTGTACGGCGGCAGTCCGGCAGATATCGCGGCGGCCATCTGGCGTAAGGCTCCGCCGGGTATTGATATGAACGGCGACACAACGTTCACCGTTGCGGATGAAGAGTACGATCCGCCGTATCCTGAATACGTGATCACCTGGCAGACACTCAAACCTGTCAGTCTGCATGTCAGTGTGACGCTGAAAAAAAGTGACTATCTGCCCTCAGATATTACCCAACAGGTACAGCAATCTGTGTTGTCCGCGTTTAACGGTACAGATGGTGGTCTGCGGGCAAGGGTAGCCTCTGTTGTCTCCGCAGGGCGCTACTATGCCGGCGTTTACAAAACCGATCCGGAAAATATCGATATTCTGGGCCTTACGGTGAGTCGTGACGGCTCGTCATGGACAACTGCTGTCACTTTCGGGATAGATGAGATTCCGGTTCTGGATGTGTCGAACATCGGTGTGAAACTACAGGAGGCGTAACGTGCAGAATGTGGCTGCAACCGTGCTTGCACAGTATGCCGCCAGCCCCCGACTCAATGCCCTCATTAACAGCTTTAACGCAGCACTTTCCCCCGACAGTTTTATCAATGATTTTTATGACCTTATCTGGAACATCGATACCGCAGAAAAGTACGGTCTTGATGTCTGGGGAAAGATTGTGGGCGTCAGTCGCCGGCTGACGGTAAAGGACGATTTTAATTACCTGGGCTTCAGCGAGGCCCGGATGGACAACCCGGTAATGGATGACCCGCGTCCGTTTAATCAGGCACCGTTTTACAGCGGAAAATCGGTTACCCGAACCGTTGACCTGTCTGATGAGATATACCGGCGGCTGATACTGATGAAAGCCATGTCGAATATTACTGACTGCTCTGTGCCGGATATTAACCGGATGCTGCGGTTTATGTTCGGAAAAAAACGCCGGGCTTATGTTCTGAATAATGGTGGACTGAGGATGAGTTACATCTTTGAGTTTGCTCTCTCGTCGGCAGAACTGGCGATTATCCAGTCGTCGGGAGCACTGCCGTCCCCGCCGGGTGTTTATGTCTCAGTGGTTTTAAAGGAGACCAGTAATGAAGCTTAACGATAAACCCCGTCAACTGGCAGTACCCTTTGCGAGTACCGGGGATAAAAATAATATCCCGGACAAGGCGACGCAGCAGACCAAAGAGAGCGGTAACGCGGCGTATGATTCGGGTTTTCCTCCGGTGACCATGACCCCGATTTCAGCGGGCGGTATACCGCCACACGGCAAGGATTTTAACGGTCTGATGCACGATATTACCGCAGCAATACGGTACGTCCAGGCTGGTGGTTTGTACACGTATAATGCCGATTTCGCCGGGGCCATTGGTGGATATGCAAAAGATGCCATTCTCGCCGGAGTCTCAACAACAGCGGTCTGGCTGAATACCATTGACGATAACCTGACCGATCCGGAAGGCGCCGACAGCGCAGGATGGGTAAACCTGCTGGCAGATCCCCTGAAGCTGTTTCTGTGGCAGAAAAACAATCTGTCAGACCTTCAGAATAAAGGAACGGCACGGGATAACCTTCAGGTCTACAGTCAGGAGCAGACGGATCTTAAATACCTCGCCAAAGACCAGAACGGTAGCGATATTCCGGAAAAGCCGCTGTTTGTACAAAATATCGGAGCGCTCCCTGCATCAGGTACGGCTGTTGCAGCGAACAGACTGGCATCACGCGGAGCGCTTCCGGCACTGACTGGTACGACAAGAGGCAGTGATAGCGGCCTGATAATGGGCGAGGTTTACAGTAATGGCTATCCGACAGAGTATGGAAATCTGTTACATCTGACCGGAACTGGCGAGGGGGAGATTCTCATTGGCTGGAGCGGGACAAGCGGCGCGCCAGCACCCGCCTATATCCGTAGCCTTCGTGATACCTCTGACGCTGAGTGGTCCGAATGGGCGATGCTCTAC